AAAATTTTTTATTTTTTTAAACTATTTTTTAATTCACTTAATAACTCATAAGTCATCATCATTGCTGATAAGTGTTGTTCTTTAATTTTTTTAGCAGATTTAATTTTTTTTATGTTTGCTATTGTTTCTGCTAATTTAATTCTTGTAACTTTATCAGTTATAATAGAACCAACATTTTTTAATTCAGAAATTAATTTACTCGTTTCATCCGAAACAAATTCATTTAATTTACCTGTATTATTTATATTATTAATGTATTCTCTTAAAAGTCCTTTTTGTTCTTCACTTAAATTTTTGTATTTCTTATTAAAAGATTCTACTAATAATTTATAAGATACTGCTCTCAAATCATCATCTTGCTTTTTGTATTGCTCCAATACAGCATCCTTTATTTTAGAATCTTTATTTTGGATAGATGAGTTTATGATATTTTCTGCAATAGTAAATCTAGATGAAACTGTATCTTTTGGGTCAAATTGTTCATCTAAAACAGTAGTTTCAAATATTTTATATATAGATGCCAATACTTTGTAATTTGATATTGGTGATTTTATAAATTCATCTATATCATAAGTTTCTTTTAATTGCTTAACTAAATTATATTTTTCTTTTAATAATTTGGTTTCATCCAATCTCTTACGAGCTTCGCATATTGTATTAATGAATTGTTCAGCCTTTGATTCTGAATTATATTTTTCATTTATCAAATACTGATATAGTTTTAATTCTTTGGATAATTCTTTTTTAGAGTTAAAGGATTCTTTCAATATCTTTTCAGCTACTGAATTTGATTTGCCTGACATGATTTCTGAGGTCACTTGTCTGACTAATAATTCAAAAATAAATCCTGTATTTTTAAACTTTGAATGTTTAATAGTTTTCATTAATTCCTTACGATTTTCTGATATAAATATATTTTTATAATACTTTAATTAATTTTATTAGTATCTTCTGTCAAAATAGTTTTTTTATTACCCATCATATCTTTAAATATTTCTTGATAATTGGTTCTTGGTTTGTAGGCCACCGAACCTTCTTTTTGTTTAAGAGTCTTAATTCCTAACGGGTCTCTTCCTTCAGGATGGTCATCTTTACCATATCTAACCGAATCTTTAGGTCTACCAACTTGGGATTCAGCTTCTAATTCTGTTTTTAATTTATTCAATTCTTCTTCTACATTAGTTGGTTCATTTGTTCCCGTTTCTTTAGCCGGATCTACACCTTGTGTTTCAATTGATGTTAATCTGAACATTTGCTTAGTATCATCTAATACTTGCATTGTTAATTCATCTTGCTCATCCTTAGCTAATCCCATTATTGATTCATACATCCATTCTTTAGAGAACATCTTTGTCATCTGCATTTGTTGAATTAATTGAACTTTTGAGTTATATAATTCAACTTTTTCTTGCTCATATATTTTAGAAGGTATTGTAAGTTCTAATGAAAAATCGGTTAAGCGGTCATCATCTATACCTTGTGCATATAAATGAATGATTGCTATTTTAGTTAATTCTGAAATTAATACTCTCTGAACTCTTTCAATAGTTTTAGCAAAACGAATATCCATAGATGCCAATGTAGCTTTACCATTAGTATCTTCTTCGTATCCTAAGTATGCTTTTGGAATTTTTAATGATGCCATTAATTTACCTTTTAAGTAGTTAATATCATCAATCATATTATATTCTAAACCTTTTAGGGTATCAATAGATGTACCATTATCATTACCACGAACTGGCATATAATAATCTTCAATAAGGTTTTGAACATTGTATTTTAAGTTATACTCACCTGTTCTTTCATCAACAAATGGAACTTTTTTAGATGAGTTTATAATCTTCTGCATGTAGTTATCAACCTCATTTGGTGGAATATTACCTACATCAATTTTAAATATTCTTTTTTCAGGTGCTCTCATTACTCTGTGAATTAACATTGCATCCTCCATCAATGTTAATTGTTTCCAAACTCTTCTACCACCTTCAATCATAGATTTTCCGTAAGGTAAGAAATTAGAGTCTGAATTTAAACGGAAGTGAGCTACTTCATAGTTTTCAAATTCTTTCTTTGGAGTTTGCCCATATGCACTTAATGGATTCTGATAAGGAGCGTAAACAAATTTAACTCTTTGTGGATTTACTGCATCAAATCCTTCCACTCTACTAACTTCATATGAAGACAACGGCATTGCATTTACAATACCAATACCTTCTTGTTCTGCTATTTCCAATTGTAAAAAAAAATCTCCGTATTTAACTAAATTTCTTGTCCAAGGCCATAAATTAAATTCAACATTAAGAATATCATAAAAAAGATTTTCTAATATTTGTTTAATATTATCATCTGCATGATGTATTTTTAATATATTTCCTGATTCATTTTTTGCAGTACATTCATCAGCGTATATATCCAATGCAGATGCCAAAATCGGATCTTGGTCCATTGAATCGTAATCTCTGAATAAATCTATTCTAACTTGTTGATATGCCATCGATGAATCAAGATGTCCCGATCCATAATTTGTTACTTTTAACTTCATAAACCTATCAACAAGGTTTGTAGTCATATTTTGATACTCGTCCGTATCAATGACTTTAACACCATCCGTTGTTTTGCGGACTATAGTGTTTGTTGAGAATAGTTTCTGTAACCTACTAAATATTGATTTTTCTGCCATTTTGTTTTATATAGTTTGTTCTAAAGATAAGTAAATTTTTTTATATTTCCAAATTTACCATTTTCTACAAGACCAATATCGTGCTTTCCATCTTGGGCCAGGCGAAGCGCAATTGTGTCTTGCTCTGAACGATGCTCTTCTTTCAGGATTATCTTTTTTAATTTTCATAATTTTTCCATTAGCAGAAGAACCTCCGAATCCGAAATTTACTTTGACAACATTTCCTTTATCATTTTTTACATAAACTTTAAATTTCTTTATATCACCCTGCATTGGTTTACCCAATTGAACTTTTCTTCCTCTATATTCAGCTTCATACACACAATTACAATTTGCTTCTGCTAATTGTTTATTATATTCTCTCATAAAAATGACAAAACTTTTTACATCTTCTTCATTTTCTACATCATATTCTTCTGGTTCAACATATCCGTAATTTATATCATCATCATTATTGATATCTTCACTTACAGGAACACAATTTGGCACCATCTTACCATTTTTCATTTTACCACCAACTTGCTTATATCCATCCCAACAAGCTTCACATAATGCATTATCTTCACCCTCATTGCATTTTCTCCAACCACCACCTTTTGATTTGTAGTTTTTTGCAGCCCATCCATTTGCATAAGCCGATGGATATACATCAAATTTAGATTTTGCAGCTGCTTTAGATGCAGACCATTTACCAGGGTCTGTTGGGCAATTCTTTTCTAAAAATAAATTTAGTCTTTCTTCTATATTCATAGTTTCATTTTTTTTCTTTCCTTGACAATGTGCTTTTTGGCTGAAACCTTTTGGATTATTACAATCTATACTACTTTTATATTTGTCACTCCACTCTTCGTTTTTTGGTTTAGTAGAAACATTTATTGGTTTCTTACCTTGCCCCGCACTATCTTTACCACCTCTCCCTGCATCGTTTTGTGCATCTCTTTTTCTACGAGTTGCACTTTCTTTTTCTTTTTTACTCATTCCGGCAGCTTTTGCAGCAGGAACACATTTTGCATAACCTTTCTTTTCTCCCGAAGTTCCACATGGTGGGTGCTTACCATCAACTTTTTTGCCAATGTTTACCCACTTTTCTTTAAACCACTTATCTAAATCTTCGTTCATCTATAATAGTTTCAATCTATAAATATATAAAAGTTAACGAAGTAACCAAGTTAAGTTTTCTACCCCTTTTTTACCTAAATCCATTTCATACGGATTTGATGCCATATGGCCAGTTGATATTAATCCACCGGTGTGTTGATTGATTTGTGTTGAGTTTAACATTGTTTTTGTTAAATCAATACCTTCTTGTCGTAAACGTAGTGCTGTATTACGAACCCATAGTCCAATTGCAAGTGCCATAATAAGGTCATCATTATAACTTTTCATTGCTTCTGCTCTGCCACTATTCCAAATAAAAGTAAACAATTCATCTATCAAACGAGAAGAACGAATTAAAATATCCTTTTCTCTCATATATGTGTCTAATGTAGATATGATTAAAGGTCTTGTCTTAGATGTTGTAGAAAATCCTGCAACCATCTGTCTTTCATCTCTATAATATTTGTTAGACATTTGCCTTTCCGTATCGATGTATTGCAAATCTTTACTCATATAAAATAGATTTCCATATCCTCTATCTATACATTGCTGAATAGTTGACCATCCAACGTTTGCATTTTCTATTATCAATAATGCATTATTATAATCTGTTGCTAAACTTACTAAAAAGTTTCCAAAATCTTTTGTTTCCAGTCTACCTCTATATTCAGCTACTTGAGTTGAATCTTCTATATCAATTACTTGAGCAGTAGAATAATCTGATGAATCTCCTCTGGCAACGTCAGCTACAACCATATATTGTTTATTGTAGTTTGGATATTCCCATTTCCAAAGATTACCATCAAATCCACCCTTTTCAATCGGGTCCATTACATATGTATCTTTGTACCAAGTCAATAAAGCTGGGTCTATTACTGTATCTCCTGAACCAACAAAGTCACAATCACATTCCTGTGCCGCTCCTTTAATTCCTAAAATTCTTGTTTGTTCATCTCTCCATTGTTGGTTTCTTTCAGGGTGTACAGTCCAATGTAAGTTAATACAATTGAAACCATTTGCACCACTTTCTCCATCTACCCACATTTTATGGAACCAGTTACCAATACCATTTGGTGTTGATAATACGATTGCCGAACCCCCCGTTGATAGGGTTGATTGTGCTGATAACCAAATTTCATCAATATCTCTAATGAATGCTGCCTCATCCACTACTAAAAGTGATAGGGCTTCCGAACGTCCTGCATCAGGTGAAGATGCGATTGCTTTTACTTGAGAACCATTTTTTAATTTAAGAGAAAGTTTATTATCTTCTACCGAACTATTACCACCATCTCTTAACCATATAGGAAGTAAGTCGTGCATTACTCTTACTTTCTCTACTAAGTTTTTTGCAACAGTTACTTTAGTTGCAATAACCAATGCATTGAAGTCTTGGTTAAAAACCATTTTCCAAAGAATAAATCCTGCAGAAAGAGTTGACAAACCTAATTGACGTGATTTTAGAATAATGTTAAAACGATTTTCTTTGAAATCAGTTAAACAATCTTCTTGAAAATGATAAAGATGAAATGGAATTTTACCTCGTGTTGGATGCTGAATGACACAATACTTTTTCATAAAGTATATCGGGTCAGCTGCACACTTTCGATATTCTTCAGCAATTATATCCTTTAGATTCTTCTTTGGTTGCTGTTGAATCATATTATTATTTCTTCAAACGAATCTTCCAATATACTCCACCATTAATATATGGAGTTAATCCTCCGTTAGTACCATCTACTACTCTATTTGCAACACCAATACCTAAATTATAAACTTTATCTTTTTTAGTATTAACTAATATTCCCATTCCGATATGAGATACTACATCTACTTTATTAAACCCACCTTCAACACCATAGAATATTTTTGTTTTAGGTAATTCTTTAACGATTGTAGTTTCTTTTATAGTTCTTTGCTTAACATTTGCATTAAAAGTTCTACCTAATATTTTGTTTTGTGAGATAGTATCGGTTACAGCCACAGTTCCCAATGAATCAGGTAATACCAATACATCTTTATATAATACCTTTGTATAGTAATCTTTTAAGATTAAATTAGTATCTACGTTTACTGGAACTTTAACTTCCTTTTCAACGATTGTTTCGTGATAGATATCTTCACCTTTTTTTGTTACTATTTTAGTCTTTACAATATCAACAGTATCAATTTCATGTTTGATAACTTCATATGATTTTCCAGCAATTCTTACAGTTCTTCCTGGCATTACACCGCCTGGATTAAAATACTCTAATAAGATTACTACTACTAATACCGCAATTGCGATGTTTTTTAAATTCAATAATTTTTTCATAATTTTTATTTTATTAATTCTGCGTGATTTAATTCACGTAACTTATTCTCCAATGCCAATTTACGTTCTAATAATGATTCGATTGCATCATAAGCTGCATCAATATCTTTTTTTAAATCTATTTTTACTTCTTCAATATCTACCTGCCAATCCCACTTACTAATACTTCCATCCTCATTTACCATTTCAATTTGTTGTCTTATTCCAGTCAAAGCTTCTTCCATTTGAACTTTCATATCTCTAACATATGCTAATTGATTCTTTGTTATTTTATAATCTTCATAAAACGCATATGTTCCATCTAATTTTAATTGTGTTTCAAATTTAGCTAAACAAATAACACATAGACCTGTTTTTCTTATAACTTTTTTATCAGCTCCACTATATTTTACTGTTTCACATTTTTCAGATGAGCATGTACTTAATTTTTGTAAATAAGCTCTAACATCATCCATTTGTGTAGAATTTATTTTAAAACCTTGCTTTTGCTCCCACTCTTTACCTTCTGCATCTACCCACTTTTCTCCAACTTCTTTTTTTGTTTCATTTTCTTTTTCGTAACCAAAAACTCTTTGAGTATTATCTTCTCTCCCAAATACCGTATCAATAATTAACTTACGTGATTTGTGAATATTTTTGTTTTTTTCATCAAAAGATTTTCTCTTTGCCATAATTATTTTTTGTTTATAACTTATTATATATCTATATATATAAATTTTTATTCGTAAAATATACCTAATATCTGATTTAATGGTGCGAATGTACCGGTTAGTTTATAGGTACTCCCTTTATAAACAAATACAATCCCTTCATTTGGTACTATTTTATTCTTACCTCCAATTGATTGTAATCTAGCTAATTCTGATTTTAACTTTTGAATTTTAGATATATCACCACTACCTCTTACCTTAGCTGCAGTATCTTTTAATCTATCTTTCATATTACGAATTGCCATATCTGGATTTACAGTTAATACTGAACCCATAAATGAAAGAACATCTGCTCCAACACCCAAAAATATTTCTTCAAATTGTCTAACATTATCTTTTTGTTGTTTAGTTACATTTACTTTATCATTTTCAATTGCCCAACCTTGCGCATCTTTATCAGCAATAGTATTTAAACGGAATGATTTATCACCAAATGCCCATCTTCTTACTAATGCTTCTTTTTCTAATTTTTGTAATTTAACTTTTGATTTATTTACAAAATCTTCCCACCATGCTTGATGATATTCGGATACACCATCTTTATCAGATAATTGGAACTGAAATTGTATCTTTTGTAATTGAGTAAGGTATTTTGTTTGTTTTGAACTTAACTCCTCTTTTTTAGGTAGCTCTGTTACAGGTGGGCCTTGTATTGTATACTTTGATTGAACATCAGCGTTTACTTGCTTAATCATCCCTGCTAGCATTGTTGCTGCTCCCTGATTTGCACCAATAGCAGAACCTTTTTCATCATAACAAGTTGTATTATGAAATACTAAAAGAGCTTGGCCATATGGAATAACATTTACTGAAGTTGGCCATATTACTTCCAAATTCATAAAACATTTTCCTTCGTTGAATATCTTTTTTCTTTGTGCTTCGGAAAGTGATTGAACTGCTGCAGATAAATCTTTCATAGCAAAATTGTAAGCATCGGTTAATCCACCTCTGCCACCAAACTTCGATGCAACATCTTCTATTCCCATTGCTCCTGCTCCGGCGTTTTGTAAATGTGATTTATTTCTTGCTGCAATTAATCTTCCATTTTTCCAACTAATTGCCAAAGCTTGCCCATCAGTTTTTTCTCTTGTTAATTCTAAATTACCAGTCAATGCTCCTTTGATAATGTTTTTTAAATCACCAAAAGTTAAATTCATATCATCGAATGGATGTGACATATGACCGTATGCACCACCTTCAGTTAGTAATCCTTCTTTAAGACTTCGTTTCTGCAGAATTAATTGTTGTATTTGTGAAAATAGTTCTGCAATATCTTTATTTAACTTTTTTTCATCCGTACTCATTGGGGATTCTATATCAACATTAGAATAAAGTTTTTTCTTTTTAGCAATTAGAACATCTACTTTTTTAATTAAATCGTTTCTTACTTTATCTAAATCTTTTATGATTTCTGATGGAGTTGATTCATTAATATTTTTTTTTTCTAATCTTTCAATTTCTTTACTTAATCTATCAATATCTGCTCTTACTTTTAATTGTGCAGGAGAATTTGGCATCATTTTGAAAGCTTTGGTATACAATACCATTCTTTGCTTTTGTAAATCATTTAATGAATTATTTTCATCTAAACCCAATTTGTCTGTAACATGTGTTACTTCACCATATCCATATCCTCTTAATTTTCTAGCTACATCATCTCTACTAGCCTTTGGATTATTACAAACTACAACTCCGATTTTCTTTTTACCAAATGAACCCGCGTTATCCCACATTTTCATAATTGCTTTAAAGTGCCAATCATTTGAACCAACTTCATCGGTTGTTCTGAATGTAGTTGCTTGCCTACCATTTATTGTTGGCATTCCATGGTCATCAGTTCCAATATTTTTAACAATAGTTTTTTTATTTTTAAATTTACCAGTTAAAATTTCATCACCTTTATCTACATCTACATTAACATCTTCATTATAAATTTGTTTATTAATTCTACCATATTCTCTCATTAAGATTCCTGCAACTGCATGAGCTTGATTTTCTATTGGAGAACCATCTTTGCCATCTGATTCAACATTTCTAACTAATCCCATTTCATCTTGCTTTCTATGAACCATTTCATGTGCAAGAGTTCTTAGGATATCTGCTGTTAATCTACCTTCGGTTGAAACAAATATTTCTTTTGATTCCGGATTATATCCACCTAATGATGATTTTGTATTTGCAAATTCTCTACCACCAATTAAAGCAACTTTTGGAGTTTCTTTTAATTTTAATCTTTTAGTTGCAAATTCTACAAAATGTTGAATTGATTGAGTTTTACTTTCTGAAATACCCTCATTTAATTTATCTTTCAATTTAGACATATTATATGAATCAATTGCTTTTTCAATAATTTCGGGTGGGATTGTTGCATTTTGCATTCTTTCTGCCATTGCGGCTGCAAATATTTTAAGATTACTTTCTGTATCATCAACACCTTCTGCAAACACAGCCGCTTTACCTACACCGGTTGCTATTACTTCAGCAAGTGTATGTGGTATAAATTCCATAGCTAAATGTTTAGCAAATGCTGCTGCACCATGTGCTAATCCACCACCAGCTAAACCTATGATAGCCGCTACTGCTATTTTCTTACCTACCGATTTTAAACCTTCTTTTTCACTATCATCTAATTTTTTTCCATGCATTAATTTACCAATACTTTGTCCAGCTGTTTTAAATAGCTGAGCTTCATGCTTTAACCCATGCATTATAGCAACTCCAGCTCCTTTGGTTTTATCCATTATAGCCTTACTCCAAGTTCTTCTTTCAGGAGAATCTCCGTGATGTACTTTATTTACAAAAAATTGTTTTTCTTCTTCACTCCAATTTTTTATCTTTTCACCAATTCTTTTTGTAAATCCTTCTTTTGTTTTTCCACTTTTTTGTTTTTCAATTGATTTTTCAGCTTTGGATTTTAATTCTACACCACTTAATGTTTGTGGGTTTGGTATATTTTGATTAGCTTGGTCGGTAGCTTGGTCGTTGGGGGTATTGTTTATTTTCCCCTGAGCTGTTTGTCCTTTTTGTACAGGTTGGCCTGCTTGTGGTGGTTGTTCTTTTTTCTTTGGTTCATTTACTGGAGCATCATCCGGTCCAACTATTTTTGTAGCTTGAATATGTGCAGGATGTTCTTTTGGTAATCGTAATGCACCTCTTACAGTTATTTTTTTCTTTTTACCATCAGTTGCAGTATAATCAAACTCTTTATCCATTACAGGATTAGGAGCTTCTCCCATATAATTTGAAATAAATTCTTCAAATATTCCTTCAGCTACTGCTCTACCAAGTATTTCTGAAATTGGGTCGTATGGTGCTTTATTTCCGTCAAATGCTTTCTTCTCATCTTCAGGATGTTCCCTTTCATGTCTTGTTGGATGTGGTTCATCTCTAAATTCAGTAGAAGGTTGTGTATTGTTACTTTCATTTTGTGAACCAGTTGGTGCACCATTAATGTATCCTCCTGGCAAAACTAATCCAACACCTATTCCACCTGGAAATCCATCTTCATTTAATTTTCCTGTTATCATTTTAAATATTGCTTTATCAAATGTTGGGTATGCTTTTAAAAACCCATTTTGTTTAGATTTATCATCTCCCGTACCCAACCATTTACGAACATCAGTTCCACTTATTGCATTGTCTTCTGCTGGCACCGGATATACATAACCAATTTTATCATAACCATATCCTGTTTTACCGTTATATGGTTTAAAGTATTTACCTTGTAATCTATCCGCATCTTTTTGTCCAACTGCTGCTATATAAGCAGTAGTCTTACCATTCATTCCACTTAAAACTTCTTTAGGTGCATATGGATTTTTTACTTGAATTATTTTGTTTGATGGAATACCAAACATTTTATTCATTATAATTTTTTTCTCATTGAAATTAAAAGGAGATTTATTTCCTGAAGTATCATTAGAAGTTCCTATATAGACATTGCCTGCTCCAAACTTTGAAACTAATTTCTGATAAGTTGCATAGTGTCCTTTGTGGAAAGGTTGAAACCTACCAGCGTAAACTACTACTATCTTTTTAATTTCAGGTTTATCTATTTCTTTTATATTCATGTCTATAAATATCTTATTTATTATAGTTTTGTACAGTACTATCTTTTTTTACACCAAACATACGAAATTTTTTTCAAAATTCCAATTAAAGTTTTACATTTATCATCCAAGCATTATCTGCTATTTGTTCTTTTGATATTAATTCGTATTGTATTTGAGCTATACCATCCTCTTTATAGTTTATTTTTTCTTTTTTCATTTCTAAAAATAATCTCTTTTCATTTTTAGCAGTAGTTTCTCCTTTAGCCCATTTACCATCTACAAATCCTTCATCTATATGTGGTAATGAAAGAAATCTACCTTCTCTCCTATATGGTATTTTATTATTGCAAACTTCAAATTCTTCAAAATCTATTTCAGTATCACTATGAATTAACTCTGAATTATTTTCTAATTCAAAAATCGGTTCTTCTTTATTGTTTAATATAGATTCTTTTATATCTTCTTTTTGAATAAACTTATCCCATATTTTTATTTCAGCTATTTTACCTTTTAAGAAATCTATAACCGATAAAGATTTATCATCTGAATTTTTTCCAATATAAAAATTTGATGTTAATTTTTTTAATTTGCCTGTAAATTCAGAATGAGTTTCTTCTAAAGTACCATTTTTTAAATTCTTTACTAATGTATCGTTACAATAAAAATACATTTTATTAGTATCTTCATCTACTGATACTGTAATCCAAGTCCAATCATTAAAATTTCTTTTTATCCATCCATATATAAATTCATTTTTATCATTATGAACAGATGAGCAAATTGCTCTTGAATTATTAAATCCAATTCCATAACTATGTTTTTTATTATGTCTAAAAATTGGATGCTCTATAAATGATTTAGTTTCATCTCCAACTAACCATTCTTTGTATTTATCATTTTGTGGTTCAACATTGCATAATATTGAAATTGTATGAGATTTGGAAAGAACTTTATCTAATTCTAATTTTTTTGGAATTTCTATATAAGATGATTCACCATTAAATGATAATATTTTTTTATTTTCATATTTTTTAAATAAAGCCTTTTCTACATATCCTTCATAGACACATCTCCAAAAAAGGTCATCATCTTCCATTCCCCAATCCCAATAATCGTTTGAATAACCATTGGTGTTCTCAACATGCTCTTTTGTAAATAATACAACACCACCGAAATATTGTTCATAATTTAATTTATATTTGTATTTAGAAAGTTTTGTAGCAATATGAGTTGGATAATCAATTGGATACGAATAATCACAATTTTCATTTTCAGGTAACATATCTACATCGTGAAATGCAACATAATCACACCCATCATCAAATGCGTATTTAGCTGCTATATTTTTCATAGCACCTCTATTAAATAGTTTATCATCCGTTTGATGAGCTATATAAAATTGATGATTTATTCCTTTCTTATTTAGAAATTTAGAAAGAATTGGGATAAACATATTTAAATGTTTTTCTCTGTTCCTATAAGGAACGCATATTCCTAACTTTTTATCCATAACAATTTATTGTAACTAAAAACTTAACATACCTCTTATAAGTATTGCTGATTCCGAATATGGAACAAATAATTGATGCTGAGATAATTTCAATTTAACAAAACTGGTAGTATCTTTGAATGCAGATTTTTCAATGTATTCAAATTCAATTATTTGTATTTTATTTAAATTATAATTTAAAATTTTAATGGATTCTTGATTTATAAATTTTTGATATAAGTCATATATTTTAATTTCAACTATATTTTCTTCATTATCTTTTATTAGTAATGTAGAATCTATATGAAATTTAATACCATTTAAAATATAGTATTCCCTAGTCTTTATAACTTCTTTTTTTATAATTTTTTCCGTCTTATAATTAGTTTTATCTATCGACCATCCACTAATAGAAGTTTTAGATAAAGCTTCTAAAATAGAAATAGTTAAATTATTATATTTTAATAAGTTTGTAATATCCATTTGTTATTTGGGTTCTAAAAGATTGTGAACTAATACTCCATCTGCAAAATATACATCATTTTCTTCTATGTTTATATTAATAGTTTGAACATATTCATCAATTATATCAATTGAATGTATAATTTCAAATTCACCATTTTCTTTAAAAATATAATCCCCTATAACTAAATTTTCACTTTGAATAAACATACATACTTCTGCTCTTTTAGTAAATATAGGATGTTCAAATGTTAATTTTAAATTATTATTTATTATATAATATTGGGTAAATGAATTATCAAATATATTTGTTATTATTGATAATCCTTCTTCATATTCAAAATTATTTGTATAAAAATCTTTCCAATTATCTTCTATACTAGCATCCAATCCTGCTATAGCTAAACTTTTAACAACTTCTCCCAGTTCTAAATCTTCTACTTTTTTAAATGTACCATCTCCCATTTCCACCATTGTTCCATATACTAAACACCCATTACCACCACCTGCGCAATTACATTGCCCATTAACCGAATCGGATACATATACTTGGTCTTGTGCATCCCATGCAGTACCAACACATTCTGTTATAGATACTGGTGTTATTACTGCACGAATTAAAACATTACAAGGAAACCCACTTAAACTTTGGTTAATGTGGGTGGTATTAAATGATTTACCATTTGCTGATGTTATGAATGTTGCAGCTCCATATTCATCTGCCGTATACCAATCTATATTATAATAATTATTTGTATTACTATTCGAACTAGTAGGTCTATCTACTCTATAACTAAACGAAGTACAAGTTGCATTTATTGCAATTACTCCATAATTAGAAGAAATATTATTTGCAACGGGTGTATATTTTGTATAAGTAAGAGTTGAAGATGTTGTTTTTAATGTAGTAGTTTCATATAATAAAGCTCTTACATATATTACACTTCCAATGCCTGTTATACTTCTATCGTAATTTGTATTTGCTGCTATTGATGTAATTGTATGTGCATCAGTCCAAGTTGAATTATCAGTACTTGTTTGAATTATAAGTTTATTAGCACTTATTAGTGTACCAGTAGCAGCTCTTACTCCAATTGTATCACATGATGTGGATATTTGAGTAAGTGTAATTTCATT